CCGCTACATGCAGTTTGATCCTGAGCGTTATCCGTCTGTTGACATGAACTTTGTGCCTACCGCTGCTCTTGGCGTGCTGGCTCGTGAGTTTGAACAGCAGCAGATGATTGGTTTGTTACAGACTTTAGGCCCGAATACGCCTGTTCTGCCGCTGATCCTCAAGGGAATCATGCAAAACAGCAGCCTTACGAACCGTGCAGAGCTTATGCAGGCACTGGATCAGATGTCTCAGCCCTCACCCGAGGTGCAGCAGGCTCAGATGCAGCAGCAACAGGCTCAGATGGCTCTTCTGGAGGCTCAAGTGGCTGAGTTGCAAGCTAAGGCACAGCGTGAACAAGCAGAGGCTGCTAAGGCCGTTGCAGAGGCTCAGGCAACACCTCAGTTGACGCAGGCTAAGCTCGTAGCTGCTTTAACAAACAATCTGAATGAGGATAACGAGTCTAAAGACTTTGAGCGCCGTGTGCGTTTAGCTGAGATTGCCTTGAAGGAAAAGGACATTGACAGCAACGAACGCATTGCTATGACACAAATGATGCGAAAACAGTAAAAAAGCCCTCCGAAGAGGGCCTAGTTATCGACTGTAGAACTGTGCTATTTTAAGGTGTTCTTCTGGGGTGCCATCGTTTTTAATGCGATTGGCTCTCCAGGAGACAATAATGACATTTCCAGATACATAGCCTTTAGATGCATCAATACGATCAAAAGAAGGGCTGTTTTCTAATCTTTCTCCTTCAGCAAAATAGTTGATGGTAAGGCCAAGAACTGGACATACTTGTGGAAACTCCAGTTCTCCAAATGGAACAGTAAATTCAATGCCTCGGCTTTTTGCATTCGCTTTTTTACTGCGGAATTTTTCTCTCATTGCCTTGTAAATATCACTTTTTCTCCATTCATAATCATCCCACTTTGGTCCCCACTTTTTTATCATCTCTTTTTGCTTGACTTCCTCCATCTTTTTTTGACGAATACGCATAGAGTCTATACCCCATTTTTCTGCAATCTGTTTAATTCGTTGTTTTGAGACAACATTATTAAAATATTCAGCGCATTGGGTATATCCACATCCCTTCTCAAGCATTTGACGAAGGTCTTTTAAGTTTTCTTTTGTTAACTTGTTGCGAACTGTCATAAAGGCTCCTTAACATTGTTGAGGAACTATTGTATCACAGCCCCCTCCCCAAGTCAAGCAAAATTTGCTATAATAACTGTATAGACACTATAAGTGTCTCTTTTTTACAACACTAAAGGACTCCAATGGAACAATCCTTGCAGCATTACTATGAGGAACAATTCTCATTATTCTCCCAGCAAGGCTGGAAAGACCTCACAGAAGACTTACAAAAGTTAAGAGACAGTATCGATGACTTGTCGGCTGTAAAAGACTCCAATGATCTATGGTATCGCAAGGGGCAGTTGGACATTCTTGATCTGATCATCGACCGTAAGAAAATGTGTGAGAAAGTCTTTGAGGAATTGCAAAATGCGGAGAATATTTGAATTTGCTTGCCCTTGTGGGCAGGTGTTTGAGAAGTATGTGGACGATTCTGTACGCTCTGTGGGCTGCTCATGTGGCATTCAAGCAGAGCGTATCATGTCTGCTACTAACTTCAAACTGGAAGGCATCACTGGTGACTTCCCTGGTGCGTACTCCCGTTGGGAGCGTGTGCGTGCCGAAAAGATGAAAGAAGAACGCAAGAAGGCCGCTTCTCATGGGGAGTAAGCGGAAACCTAAATGCAATAATGTCCTAAAACCCAAAAGGGCAGGATGAAAGGTTTGGTATGGCTCTAATTGACAATGAAGAACTGAATCAGGGCAGTGAACTGGAAGCAGTTGAACAACAAGAGGCAGCTAAGGCTGCTGAACCGGAAGCTCCTAAAGTCCCCAGTAAATACCAGGGCAAGACTTTAGAAGAAATTGTGCAGATGCACCAAGAAGCTGAAAGGCTCATTGGTCGTCAAGCGCAAGAGGTTGGTGAAGTTCGCAAGCTTGCAGATGAACTACTGAAACAACAACTCTCTCAAAAGAAAGAAGCGCCACCGCAAGTTGAAAATGAATTAGACTTCTTTGAAGACCCTAAGACCGCTGTTCAGAAGGCTGTTGCTAATCACCCCGATGTAGTTGCTGCAAAGCAAGCTGCACGACAGATGCAACAGTTACAGACGCAAGCTGCTCTGGCTAAGAAGCATCCTGACTTTGCTCAGGTTGTTCAAGACCCAGAGTTTGTCAACTGGATTAAAGGATCACCGATGCGTATCAACATGTACGCACTGGCTGATGCCCAGTATGACTTCAATGCTGCTGATGAACTGATTTCTACATTCAAACAGATTCGTGGTAATAGAACAAATGAAACTGTCGCTACTGGACAGGAAGTTCGTGCTAAAGACATGAAAGCTGTTGCTGTAGATGTTAGCGGAACTGGGGAAGCATCCAAGAAAGTCTATCGCCGTGCCGACCTTATCCGGCTGAAAATGACTGACCCCGCACGCTACGAAGCCTTACAACCTGAAATCATGGCTGCGTATGCGGAGGGGCGTGTAAAATAACTTTTGATTTTAGGAGATTAATATGCCTTTAGGTACTAATAATGTGACCGTAACGACTGCTGCTACCTTCATTCCTGAAGTATGGAGTGATGAGATTGTTGCGTCTTACAAGAAAGCCCTCGTTGCCGCTAACCTCATCAAGAAGATGAACTTCAAGGGCAAGAAGGGTGACACCGTTCATATCCCCGCCCCGACTCGTGGCGATGCTTCTGCTAAAGCTGCTGGTAGCCAAGTGACGCTGATCGCTGCTACGGAAGGCGAGAAGACCGTTGCTATCGACCAACACTGGGAATACTCGCGTCTGATCGAAGACATCGTGGAAGCCCAAGCCCTGTCGAGCCTGCGTCAGTTCTACACGGACGATGCTGGCTATGCTCTGGCTCGTAAGGTTGACAGCACGCTGATCCAACTGGGCCGCAAGGTTCAGGGTGGTGGCGGTACCGCTGCTTATAGCGGTGCTTTCTCTGGCGCTGATGGCACGACCGCCTACAACGCTGGTGCCAACACGGGCTCCGGTGCTCTGACCGATGCGGCTATCCGTCGTTCGATTCAGCGTCTGGACGACCAGGATGTGCCGATGGATGGTCGTTTCCTGATCGTTCCTCCGTCTACCCGTAACACCCTGATGGGCATTGCTCGTTTCACCGAGCAGGCTTTCGTGGGTGAGCAGGGTAACGCCAACACGATCCGCAACGGCGAGATCGGCAATGTGTACGGTATCCCCGTGTTCGTGACCAGCAATGCTGACACGACCTCTGGCTCTACCGCTACCCGCATCTGCTTACTGGCTCACAAGGATTTCGCGGTTCTGGTTGAGCAAATGGGCGTGCGTACGCAGACCCAGTACAAGCAAGAGTACCTGGGTACGCTGTTCACGGCTGATGTGCTGTTCGGCTGCGATGAACTGCGCGATGGCGCTGCTGTTGCTCTGGCTGTTCCGGCCTAAGTAACTTGAAAGGCTGGCCCTTCGGGGCTGGCCTTTTTCATACTGTACGAGTTACATTATGAGAAAGGTTTGATATGAAATTTATGTGCAAATATTCTGGTTCTGTGTATTCATTTACGCTAGAACACGACATTAAGGCAATGCTGACGCATCCTGACTATATGCGAGTTGACGAAGAAGAAGTTAAAGAAGAAGTTGCTTCTGAGCCTGCCAAGCGTGGTCGTCCTGCTAAGAAAGACGCTGAAGAATGAGACAAATATCCGTAGGTAACAACCTAACAGCCGCTACTAAGACTACTGTTTACACTGTTCCTACGGGTTACTATGCTCTGTGGAACTTGTGTTATGTTGTCAACCACAGCGGCAATAACAAAAAAGTTGATGTATTCTGGTATGACAAAAGTACAAATGTTGAAATTAAAGTTTTAGATGATTATACACTAAGCCCTAGTCAGTACTTAAAGTTTGATGGTGGGGCTTATATTGTCTTAGAAGAAGGTGATCAGGTTCGTTGTGAGTCTGAAGCAGCTTCTGATATGAGTACAATTAACACCTTTGAATTGTATAGGAAACCATAATGGCAACTGGGAATACGATTACAACAAGTACGGGACAAACTTACAACTATGATGATGTTGTAAATTTGATTCTTTCTCGGTATGCTGAAGGTAAAACACCTGCATTGGCTGTTAAATCTGCACTTCAATTAGGCTTTCCTGAAGATGTTATTCGTACTCTTCCTGGTGTGGACGCAGCAGCCTTTGAAGAAGGTAAACGACTGATTCAGTCTGGAGCATTTACAGAACAAGCTACTGGCACAATGGCTGACATTCAGCAGGCTGCTCCGGTAGGCTCTGCTCAGTATAATGCCCGTATTGCTGCTGGTTTAGATGCTTTTGGTTTTCCTCCTGAAGAAGTAGCCCGTTTAACTGCTCAAGGTCTTTATGGTCCTGGTAAGAAGTATGATCCCGGTCCTTCACCAGAACTTTACTATAGTCCAGAAAACGAACGAGAGGCTGGTGGACTAATGACTTCTAATGTGCCTGGACGCACGCTGTATGCTCCAACGGCACAAGAATTACAGAATACACTAGCTGATATTTCTTCTACTGCTTCACAAGAAGCAATGCAGAGCTACGGTCCCAATACACTTGAGAATGCATTAACAACTGCTATTGTTGGAGCGATTACTGGTGGTCTTCTTGGCCCTGCTGGACTTGGCTTATCTCAGCCGGTTGCAGCAGGCATTGGTGGTGCCGCAGGTACGGCAGCAACTGGAGCAGATCGTAATCAAATTCTTTTAGGTGCTTTGTTAGCTGGTGGTTCTGCTTATGGTTTAGGCGAACTTTCAAGTGCTCTTAATCAGAGTGCTTATGATCTATCCTTTGCTGCTGCTGATGCTGCTCAATTAGCTAATCAAGGTTTAGACGCTGCTGCAATTGCACAGAACTTATCAACCTATGTTGATCCAACTGTTGCAAATTCTCTTGCTAATACGGCTAGAAATGCGTTCTTAACTCTTCCAGAAGGAATTGAAGGTGTTTCACCGTCTGATGTTGTTTCTGACTTAAACTTTCAACCAACTAGGGGAACATCTACTCAATTACCAACTTTGCCTGACTCAGTTGAAGTGCCAGGACAAAGAATTACTGGAAATTTATTTGACATTACTCCTTCTTCTGTTGGAGGAGCACTTTACGATCTATTAGAACTTCGTGGAATTTCTTCGCCAATCCCCGGAGCAGGCACTCAACAAGTTCAAGTTCAGGGACAAGGTTTACCTCAAACACAGGCAACTGCTCAAGAAGTAATTAGTGCTGTTGCTCCTGCTGCTGTAAGTGCTGTTCCAACAGCAACTGGAGGAACACAACAAGTAGAAGTTCCCGGTACGCGCACAGTTAAAACCAATGAAAACATTATTAGTAGCTTAGTTCCTGCGTTGACAACTGCTACGATTCCTGCTGCTGCTCAAGCAGTTACGCAACCTACTGGAACTCAGCAAGTTGAAGTTAGTACAACAAGGGATAAATCTTTACTTCCTTATATAGTGCCTCCAGTCATTGCAGCTATTCCTGCACTGCCTACGGCACTGACTACTGAACTGCCTAAACCCACTCAGCCTACACAAAAGGCTGATGAAAAGTCTTTGTTTAAGCCTTCAGATATTCTGAAACTTATTGGCTTACTGGGCGGTGCAGGCGCCGGTGCAGCATTGTCTCAAGCAGGAACTGGTACTGTATCAATCCCTCCGTCAGACACGATGATCGGAACAACTACTCCGCAGTTTGGACCTGATTATTATGCTGCGGTGCAACGATACTACAATGCCTACATGCCTGAAACACCAAGGAATGTAGCAACCCCGTTACAACAATGGTATGAAAACAAGTTTGGAGCTTAAATGGCAACTCTGATCACTAAGAATAGTAGCACTGCTTCTGCTGTCCCGGCTGCCGGTGACTTGGTGAAGGGTGA